ATGTTACAGCTTTCCAAGTAATGTTAAAAACATTGAAGACTGGGTTTAGAAACTACAACTACCTTACTGATGAAGAAAAAACTGCTGTAAGAAAAGCATCTGCTGAAGCATTCTTTGCAATAGGTCTTTCATTACTTGGATTAATGATCTTTGGATTTGATCCAGATGATGATGAGAAATGGAAAAAACTTAGAGCAAAGTCAGGAGCAATAAATCAGGATACGTATAATACTTACGGATTCTTATCTAATCACATGTTACTTTTGATGATGGGTGTACAAGGTGAAACTTCTGCATTTATTCCATTACCACAAGTAAAAGGGGTTAACTTCGGTGCTGATGACTATACAAAAATGATCACTCAAACAACAAGTGCTTGGTATAATACAGTCGTACTTTATATTGATATCTTCGGAGATGTATTAGACTTCTTAACCTTCTCTGAAATGGATAGGTACAAAAGAGATACTGGACCATATTCTTGGAAAGAAAAAGGTGAGTTAAAAATCTGGAACAAACTTGGTAAAACATTTGGATTTACCGGATCTACAGGAGACCCTGTTACTCAGTTTGAGAATATGATTAAGAATCAAGCCAAGACACAATAAAAAAGGGGAGTTAAATCTCCCCTTTAATTTTAATAAACTTACTTAAGTCTGGTCTAAAATATCCAGGACCTTTTAATATTTTACCATCATCACGGAGAACAGGTTTACCATCTTCTCCTAACTTACTCATGTTACTTGCTTGTATCTCTTCGAACACATCCTCGATGACATGTTGCATACCATGTTTAAGAATAGTACCACATAAGATATATAACTGATCACCTAAAGCATCAGCAATCTCTACTAGTGAGTTAGCTTCACATGCTTCTAAGTATTCATAGTTCTCTTCAGCCATTAATTTATATCTAAGATCATATTCATCTTTATCTACTGGTCTTGGCCATTTACCATTCTCTTGTCCAAATGCTGTGTGGAATGTCTCCACTGCTTTTAATTGTTTTTCCATACTACAAAGTTAAAAAAAAAGGGGATAGCCTAAGCTACCCCCTTAATTGATAATTATTCATTCACTAAAAGAAGTCGGGGATAGCATCCTCTTCTTCATCAGCATCTTCACTGAAATCAAAATCAAAGTTGTCTTCTTTGGCAAAGACATCTTCTTCTTGTTCAGGTTCAAATTCATGTGCAACACACGGAGAAACTACAGGAGTTTCAAAAGTATTACCTACAGAGTCTGTATATTTAATATACTCCTCTACTGTGACATAGTCATCTTGGTTTTCTAACTCTATAAAACTTTCCTCAGCTTCATTAAGTACTTCTTCTACATTAGAATCATTAATAACTAAAGCATTATTATAATCACTTAAATCTAAATTAGGTTCTAATGCTAATGAAGTTTCCTCAGCTTCTGCTTTCTCAATTTCAGTCAAAAGATTTAACTGGTTTTCTGGTTGACCATAATTTGTAGTTAATGGATCTACCACAGCTTCTACAACTGTTTGAACTTGAGGTGCAGGTTGTGGAGTGCTAAAGTTATTAACACTAGATATAAAATAATGTAAGACACGTTGATCTTCCATCCATGTTTTAGGATGAGAATGCTGCAGTGCAGTAGTTACATAATTATAAAAAGCCCATAAACTATTAGAATCATCAAATACATGACTCGGTCTATCCATTTGGTTTCTTATCATACTAGCTTGTTCAGTAGTAAGAATCTGATATTCTGCAAACAGGATACCAAGCATCTGTGCTTGTCTTCTTTTGTTCATAGATATATCTTTCATAGCTTCTTTGTCAGATACAAGCTGATTATAATACATTGTAGCATCAGTAATCTGATCCTTAATAGTCTGTATTGTCTCTGCATCTGCTGTACCAGTATGTTTTCTGGCCCAACTTCCCATGTCTCCACATACCATCACGGTGCCGGTTTGGTTCACATATGCACCAATACCACACTTAAATCTTACTTGTTTGTTATAACTGTTTGTCCAAGCAAACATCATAGATAATTCTGGGTCACTATTGTAATTCAATCTATAGATACCCTGAGCAATCTGACCATCTGCAGTTGCTCTATACTCTTCACTTACAATACCAAAACCTGCATTAGCAAGTTCTGTATATGCATAATCCATCACTGACTCATGGCTAATAACTGTGTAGCTATCACCATGAACCGGTAAGTCAATACTAATCAAATGTGCTTTTGTGCAATCTTGAATTTTCTTTGGCATTTTAAAACAATTTTAATTGGTTTGTAATAGGTTCTAAAGACCTAATTTCTTTGTAAATATTATCTAAATAATATTTCATGTTTATGTTGTAATCAGCAAACTCTTTCTCAACATAGTCAATCATGACAGTTTGCATCCACTTCCCAGCCTCTACCTGGATTTCTCTCCCGTCAGTATTATTTTTCTTGATAATCTTTGACCCGGAATTGGATATAAAATATCTTATGGTGTGTTGTAAATGTTTAATAGAATGTTCTCCATTAACAATAGAGTGTTCATAGAACTCCCAATCTCCTTTAATCTTTACACCACCACAATAATCAAATATGTTTTGGTTCTGTGCTAAATAGTCTTCAGGTTTAATCCCGTCAACAAAATAAGCTTGAATAGCTTTTGGTATAATGAGAAAACTCTTGTTCTTATGAAGAGCTAAATCTTTATACTCAAATCTACCTTTACTCTTAGCTTTACCATTTTCTGTAATAGCAATGTAATTATTTACATCACCCAGAATTATCTTACTATAAGTGTCATGTTCTAACTGTAGCATAGTTCTCTGTTCCCATCTTGCACAGATATCCATATATCTATCAACATATTCCCGCGGGATCATAGTCTCTAGACCATCTGTATTTTGCATTAGTGGGATAGCATTTGGAATCTCTTCACAGATCATCTCATACAACATAGTCAAACTCAACTGACCATTAATAGTAATCCTCATAGTAAACTCAGGATCATACAAGAAACTATTCTCATCATTACTCAACCCATAGGTTGAGTTTAGGATAATCTTGTATACATAATTCTTGGGATCAGACTTTGGTATCTTCTTTCTTTCTTCAAAGAACCATTCATATAGATCACAGAATTCTTCCTTAGGTAAGTGTGCCGGAGACCATCCATTTCTAATAGCTAGATTAGGATAGAAACTGGTAACATCACTTGTCATGATAATCATATCTTCTGTAGACTCATATACCTTAGCAGACCTAGCACCATGTATACCACCAAGACCATAATCAGTCTTTACCCCTTTATACTGTACAGAGTATTTAAAACCTCCTTTAGTTTGTCCGGGATAGATAACCACATCTTGAAACTTCTGTAATAGATTCTCAAATGTTGCTGTCTTGAATTGAATATAATCTAGAATAATATCTTTAACTACTATCTTGTTCCTATGTGTTCTCATTTGCTTTAAGTCCCACTTTCTAATTCCAGTGTGACCACTCAAGAAATGTAAGAACAACTCTTTAGAGATCCGTGGCTCAGATGCAGAGAACAAATTAATATTATACTCTTCAGTCAAAGTTTTCCTAAGTTCTATCTGACTTTTGCTGAGTTGCATGATAGCCTTAGTAGACTTAACATCATTAATACAATATTTAATAATCTCCGGAATCTGATCAGCAGTAATTGTCTGAGTATGATGAATAGGCATGTCCATTATATTGTGCCAATCCATTGTATACTGAATCCACTTTAAAGAACTTCTCTTAGCTGCATTATCCCAGTGATTAAGTTTAAAGACATCTACCTGATGTATCTGTAGGTCCTTTGGAGCAAATTCTAAGAACTCTTGACGGTTCTGTCTACCAATTATATCTTGTGCTTTACTGTAAATCCATCTTGCAATTTCTTCACCATTTCCATAACCATAAATTAATTGATCTTTATTTCTAAGAATGTGTTCAGTAATCTGACTGTCAAATCCTAAACCATTAAAAGATACATGCCATTCATTATAGGCAATGTTTCTTTCTAGAAATCCAATAAATTCTGTTATTTCATTCTTGTCTGCATGAACTGTGAATATCTCACGGTCTTCAGACTTAACTGACTCAAACACAGCAATAAAACAATTGCTAAGAGTCTCATAATCCATTACCCAATGTGTCTTCATAAGATAGTTCAGTTAAGCTGTTCCCCCTTTTAGTGCATAAAAAAGTGGATAGTAAAACTACCCACTTCCTTAGTTCAATTAATACTAATTACTTAGCTTCTTCTGCATTCATAAAAGATTTGTAATCAAATGTATCTGCATTAACTGCAAATATTTTAATTAAACCTTCTACTGCAGTTTTATCTTCAATGTAGAATTCTTGGAAGACATCAATCTTATTTCTTTCTTCTTTGCGTCCTTTTGCTCCAGTTACAGGTTGGCCATACTCATCTAATTTAGGAAGCATCTGTAAAGATGTTCTTTTAATTTTAGAAATAACAACAAAAACCTTAGTTCCTGGATCAAAAATACATTCTACATATGGACATGCTTGATCAATAGGGATCATTCTAAATGTTTGGTTTTCTTGCCAAGTTGCTTGGACAAGCATCATACTATTTTTCATTTTCTGTGGGTTTTAACAAATTTATTAATTTATTTTCATTTATATTATCTAAATCGGCAATTTCTAGAGTTAAGTTTTCTTTATCTAGATCTGGTTTATTGCACAATTCTCCTACTTTAATTAATAGTTGTGGCTCTACATTTAATATTTCAGCATAATTATTAAAATACTTTTCAGGTATTAAATAACTATGCATATATGCATAATTACCACTGTGTTTATCAAAAAAGTTAAGGATTTTTTGTTTTGTATTCAAACTGAATTTACTGTATCTACCATTTATAAAATAAACCCAGTCATCAGTTAAATCAGAAAAGTCAAATGTAAGTACAATTTGAGAGTTTACTTTTACATAATCACAAAGTCTGTTATGTTTAAGTAAAACATTTTTTTCAAACTTTTTATATTCGTCATCTTCTCTTACATCATACAAACATATCAACTTTATATCCTCAGAGTTGTAATATCCTGACCAACTTACATAAGTCTCCACAGGAACAACACTTACACCTCTTTTTATGTCTAAGAGCGGATATAAAAACACCTTAGACTTCTGAAAATATTTCTTATAAATAGAACTTAAAGCCATACAATTTACAGTTTTACATTACCAATAGCTAGTTCATAGGGTAACGTGAAATCTTTGTTTTCATAGTGATACTTTAATGTATCCTCCACATCTTCAAAGTCATGTAACCAAATCTCTAGACTTTCTTGTGATACTTGAAATGGGTAAACTTGATTGTATTTATCTATTACAATAAATGTAACTACAGTTTTCCATTCAACCCAATCAGGTAAGTCTTTTATAAATTTGTAAAATACCAATTTATTATAAATAACAGCTTGGATCCAATACTTATAAAACTTAACAGCATCCGGAAAGTCTGTTAAGTTCTTACCTGTTGTCTTAAGGTCATTAATAAATATTGTCTTGGAATCATAATCCAAAACAACATTATCTAATATACCTTTAAAACCAAACGGAACATATTCAATATCAACTTGTAATGGCAACTCATTATAAACTTTGATATGAGTATCTTCCTCAGTCCTATCAAGTTGTAGTAATTGTCTAACAGATTGATTCTGTTTTAAGACTTCAACACTTTCTTTGCAGCCACTCAAAGTAGGTTCACCTACTACAGTCTTATTAAGACTTGTTTTAAGAAATGTAAAGTAATCTTTGTGTTCCTCGGTCAGAATCTTAGCAAGTCTTTGCTCATCTGTTTTTAAGGATTGGTGTAAGTTGATTGTGAGTAGTTGTGTGAGTATCTCATCAGAGTAATCATTCAAATTTAAAGAATCATTTCCAATTGTGCAATGATATTTGAAAATATTATCAATAATTTGTTTGTTGTTACCACTTGGTAACTTACCAGGTAGTAACATAAACTGGTCATCAAATGTATGTGGATCAAGTAATAAACAGTGTAGGACACGCCCTGTTACCAGGTGCGCGTCCGTACTGTCCTCTCTTTGATTCAAAACATAATGACTGTAAAACATTCTAGGTGAGAACAATAGTTTATTAATACTACTGTAGCTAAAATAGAATTTTTTGTTGTAGAATTGTACTAGTTCATCAGAACCAGTCAAGGTCAATGCTGTCATTTTTAGTTGTTTGAGGATTATTTGGTAAAAGTTCGGTTTCTAGAGTAACTTCTGTGGATTTATTATCTAATTCAACAATCATTTCTTCTATTTCTGCATCTTCTTTTTCAGTAAAAATAGCTTCAGTTTCCGGAACTGCTACTCTTTCTTCTTCCTCATCAAACTCAATAGGTAATTCAGGCCCAACATAGTCATCTTGTACACTATAAGTATAATTAGTACCTAAGCTTGCAATATGATCAGGATGTACAGTAATAGTCTTTACAGTAAAATATTTTTGATTACCATAATGCTCAATACGGTGACTTAAATGTTTCATTATAATTTCTACCTTATCTACAGTAAATTGACCTTTGTTAACTAAACTATCACCTATATCATTAATATCAGTACTTAAAGATCTCATGTTCTTACCCAAGTAACTTACAAGAGACTTAAAATTAACATGGTTCTTAGAATGAATATCCATAATCCTATATGAATAGTGAAGAAATAGTAACTCAAGATAGATTAAACTCTCAGTGTACTTAGAATTTGCCATGATCTCCATAGCTAGTACATGATTATCTGTATCTGAACTCTTAAACATTTCACCAAGATGCTCATACATTTCTTCATCAATAACTGTAGCATCTTCACCATTCAAAATATCAATAACACAAGACTCATCATAAATAGTAAGAGATTGTAAGTGCTCATATTCTTCTTTGTAATCAGTATCAACAATTACTACTCTCTGACTATATTTAGAACATTTACTATTAGCAATAGCACCGTTAATATTATTCATGATAGTCCAAGATATTGCAACCTCTTCGTTCTCATAAAACTCAAGAGCAGTTTCAATTTTATCTCTAGTGTGTCCATCAAATCTGTGATCAATAAGCTGTATAAACTCCTTCAACTCTGAAGTTGGTAATTTATAGGGCCACTTATATGTAGTCATATGGTGTGCACTTTTAGAACAACCAAAGAAAACATTAGCTTGTTTAATGTCTCTTACTGTTTTAATACCATATTCTACAGATACATTCTTAAACTTTACTCTTGGTACACTAACTTCTGGTAAGAAATAAATCTTATCACCTTGTTGTGGTACATATGGTGTTTTAACAATGTTTAATAAATTGTTACTATCTTCTGTAAAGGTGCCTAACCAAGATTCAATTTCACAAGTTACTTCATTATCATCATTGGCTGACCAATGTGTATCTAGGTCAAGGTGGAAATATAATATATGTTTCATTTTTAATAGTTTAAAAAGGGGAGTATTACCTCCCCTTATATTTGATTTAATTAGTTATTTGATAAATAAAGGGGGAAATCCTTTATGTTTGATTTACTTTACAGCCATCTTCACAACACTATTATTCATCATTAATTTGCTGAATTTAAGTTTGTTACCATTAACTATTTCTTTAATCATGAAATATCTCAAGTCATCAGTAAATGCTTTACAGTCTGTAGTCAATTTAACCAAACGGTTAATCATTTGATCTGAAACAGTTTTAGTACTAGCATGTACCAAAGAATAATTAATTACTCTGGTTGCAATTACACTGGATAAATCTGCACGGAAGTCATTATCTTGACCTACTGCAGATACTAAGCTGTTCATAACATACTGCTCATCTTTAGTCATGATATCTTCCGGACTAATGATTCTATCCAACTTGTTATTAATAAACATGGTAAACATAGAACTAAAGTCAGCTCCAACTGAACCCTCACCAATCATTTGGATAATAGGTAAGTTATCTTCAAACTTAGGAATAGAACTAATAGCATTAAAGAATGTAGTTACAGATCTTGGATTAATTCTTTGAGTCACAAGTTCTGGATTCATCAACATAAAGTTGATACATCTACCATCAATGTTTGCTTTCTCTGCCCACTTAGCCCACACATTTACATCATACTTCAATTCAACAGATACAAATCTAGTCTTCTGAGCTACATCTAGAGAAGTAACATTATAGTCACCATTGTCTGGATTAGTAGTCAAGATAACATGCCAGTTCTTAGGTAGCTTCCATGATACATATTCTTGTCTATCTAAGATCTCCATAGTTGCTTGCATAAATCTGTGGTCAGCACGAGTATAGTCATCCAATACTAGGAAACCACCCTCACCTTTACCTTGAATCCACTCAGGAGCAGCATGAGACATTCTTTTATCTACAATCTTGAAACCGGCTTTCTGAGCTGCACCAATCTGTGCTTCATTAATCCATTTACTTTTACCTTCTGCATTTTCAATCTGAAATTCTTTTACAGGAAAACCTACTAAGTCACCTAATTCTTCTAACTGAGATAGATTAAGTTTTACAACTTGCATGTTCATTTCCTTACCCAACTGCATGATAGCAGAAGTCTTACCTAGACCTGCATCACCCTCAATATTAATAGCCACAGGAACTTTTCCTTCAGACTGAATGTGTTGGTTATTATTAACCATGTGTTTGATAAAATCTTTTAATTCTTCTACGTTCAATTGTACTTGATTCATAACCTTTGTTTTTTATAGTTCTAATTTAATCACCTTGCCTGGTAGGTCTTCATTTAATTCTGATCTCTCTGATATAACCCAAAGGACATTACCTTTTGGTTTTACATTTGCATCACATTCTCCATCTGTAAAATATACTAGGCTTGTATATTTCTTATTGTTTGCATTATAATAATCTAAGACGGGATCAAATTCTGTCCCACCTCTTCCTTGTACTTTAAGGTCATTCTTACCTTTATAAGGTTCAATACTACGGATACTGGTATCACACTGCACTATAGTAATATCAACACCTGCTTTGTAGATATGATGAATCTCATTCATAAATTCTTTGAGCTCATCATCACTTACTGAACCTGAAGTGTCAATAGCCAATAACATGTGTTGTCTCATCTTTATCTTAAGACCCGGATTGTCAGAGAATCTTCTGTTCTCTTTTCTCCTAATCTTTTTAGTAAAGACTTTAGTGCTTATACCAGTAAATCTTCTCATGTATCCACGCCAATCAAACTTAGGTGCAACTATCTCATCTATTACAATGACCCCTTCAATTTCTCCGGGAATTGATCCTCTCTTTTTAATGGTTTGTTCTTTTGCATCTCCAAGAACTTTCTGTAGTTGTTTCTCAATGAGCTTTTGTTCAGCCTCACTAAGATTCTCAAACTCGTCCCATGTACTATGATCTGGTAAACCCTCACCATCCCCTGAGTCCATTTGGTCACACAACTTATCAAACTCTGGAGAACCACTTGTACCATTCTGATCTTTCTCATCTTTTGCTTCTTTAAGTTTATCATAATAATATCTAGCACCTGCTTTTCTATCAAGATTAAGTTCAGCATAGTCATCAATCATGATACCACCTTCAGGTAGATAATTTACATCAATATACTGATTGATCTCCATGTCCATAGCAATGTTAGCCAACTTTCTATCACTGAACTTGAATACAGTAGTAAGGTGACCAAATGCAATATGCAATAATTCATGCTTGAGTAAACCAAGTCTATGGTTTTCACTCAATCCCTCCCAGAAGGTATCATTTACCACTAACTGATAATTGATACCGTTCTTACTGACACCTGCAGTAGGTACCTTTTTACTCCATAGCTTATTCAACATAATGAGAAAGAACCCGTAATAGGGCTCTCTCAACATTAAATCTTTGGCTGTTTTACTAAGACTCTGTACCTTGTCCATCCTTTAATTTTATATTAATTTCAAATTTGTCAGCAGGATAACCCATCTGACCTAGGAAGCCAATCATACTATCTGTAAATAACTCCATAAAGAGTTCAATAGCTTGATTACTTGTATTGTTTGCTGTCATTGCAGACAAACATGATCCTGTACTTAACTCACTACCTCCATCTTTAGCAAATGGGCTCAGTAATTTAGCAATGTGCTTATGACATTTAGGAGCTTGTTTCTCCCAAATTGCCATATTCCTCTTACCAAACTTGTATAATACAATTAATTCTCCCGAATACTTTTTTACATCAACACCCTCAAGGGCCTGAAATGCTACTACTGAATTCTCATCATCTGTTGAACGTAGCATGTTCAACAAGTTCTTTGTTTCTTCTTTGTCAAAAATCATTAGTCTTCAATCTTTAAAGTTTTAATCATCCACTGTGTAGGTGTATTTATATTATCCACCCATTCTTTTGCTGTAGGAATGTAATTGTTACAGTCCTCTTTTACATGTTGTTCTCCAACATATCTTGTATATACAGTTCTACCATCTGAGTTCTCAAAACTTGGTCCAAACTTCTTTTCACATTCAAATATACCCTCACTATGGTGACGGAACATTCTATGTTTACTATGTCCTATCCAAGCTTTAGTTTCATCAAACCAGTTATGAATCTCTATGTAATCAATTGGAAGGCCTCCCCACTTTCTAGCAGAAGATTTTGCATGTTCCCATGGATGTGACATTAGTTAAGCTTTAGATAATAAATCACCTTCATGGAAGTAGTCTTCTGTCTCAGTAATGTAAATAGTATTATTTACTTTATACTTACCAGATGGCACCATAATAGACATAGTACCATTACCACCCGCATCATTCCACCAATCCTCAATATCATTTAAAATTGCTTCTTCAGCAAAGTCTGATATATCAGAACAAGCACCTGAATCAAGGTCTTTTAAGTTCTCAGCTTTTTCAAGTCCATAAGTTGGTAGATCTGAAATAGTCTCAAAAGCTTTATCCTCATCTTTATCTAATACTTCAGTTGTATATACTACATCTTCAATTGCTCCGGAGTCTCCTCCACCTGCATAATAAATCTTTATTCCAGTCACACCACGGTCAGCCAACTGTAATAGAAGGCCTGTTAAATCTTGTTCTGTCATAGTTATTTTGTTTGGTTGTTTTTGTTATTTAAATGTATTTTACTATATATTTTATTTTATCCCAAGTTTCTTTATTACAATATTCCAATTCAAAGTCATGGTAAAAATTACTATTCAAAATACATCCAGTTAAATTAAATCCGTCTTTCTCAAAACTTAAAGTCAAGTCTAATTTAAAAGTATTTCCAAATTCAGTTACTTCAACCACATCTCTATGATTTTTACAAGTAGTTATAAATTTATCAAAAATATCTATTATTTTTAATAGACTAATATCAGACATTTGGATGGTAATCATACCATCATCATCAAGTACAGTTACAAAATTATTTTCTTTCTTAATTTCTTCTAAATAAATTTCCATTTTTACTTTTTGCTTTCATTGTTCTTGTTGTTTAGTTAATAATCTCCAAGTACTTATTGTACTTCCTTGTTATATACATGTGATTTGTTAAATCTTCATAAAGAGCATTCAATAGAGGTAAGTACATCTTACCCACAAAGTTTATTGAATAAACTTCTATAGCAGATTTAATTTTATAAGGTTTAACTTTAACATGTTTATCTAAGATAAATTCACAAAACTTTTTAAATTTATCAATAGTATGTTTTGTACCAACTAAAGATACACCATAAGTTGTGTACTGTTTTTCATACTTAAATATACAGCCATCACCATCAATCATTCCTCTCCAAAAATGAGGATTATGTGAATAAAGATCTGGAACTTGATAATCAAGTGTTTTGTTCTTTACAATACCTCTTTCTTCAAAAAACTTTCTAAATGAACTATCAGAGATTGTTAGTCTTACTTGATCTTTTTCATTATTCTTAGATCTATTTATTGTGTATAAAGGTCCTGTATAATTAAAGTAATTACTTATTTTTTCAAGTATATCTTTATCAGTACTTTGTAAACCAATTGAAATAGCAGATTTTTCATTTGAACCATCTGCAGCATATAAACCTGCTATATAGGCAGTTATATCATTATTAACTAGTTTATCTACATCAATTGTGTACTTCCTGTTTTTTGTACCAGTATTCTTAACAGCTTCTCTTTGTAAACAACCACAGGATTGTGCTTTAGACTTGTTCAAAGAAGAAAAATCTGTAGTTGTAATATTACCACAGTCACATTGACACTTAATATAATAAGCACCCCATTTGTTTTTATGTGATAATTCTACTACTTGAAGTTTACCAATCTTAGGTAAAGCTATTAACATATCTGTGTATGTTCTATAAGTTCCTGTTTGTGTTCTCATAGAACAAATATACAAAATAATATATTACATTCCTAATATATTTTCATTTAGAACGGAAGAATTTGCCAAGAATATTGCCATTCAGATATTCTTCTTTCTCAAGCACTTCATATTTAAACTGGTGCTTTACTTCTTGATAAGTCAATTCCATTGCTGAGTAACATATCATCAAGATCTCTCTTTTGATAACAACTCCTGCTTTGTGAGCATCTTTAAGAGTTTTATTACTGCTATAATACTTCATGAAGTCAGGTCTGAGCTCCCGGGTATATTTCTTTAGTCTCTTATCTGTAGACATAGCCAAAGCTTTCTTACCCATTGGTCTCTTTATATTAGCAAAAAAGTTTTTCTTACCAATATATGCAACAGACTTACCATCTATGATAGCAGTCATAATGTAAATAAAACCAATACCATTTTGTGGTATGCATGCTTCATCAAACTCTTTACCTTTATACTTCCAACTCATAGTGCTTGTTTTAATAAAGGTAATAATTTATCTCTAACAGCTTCAATACCATGGTCTTTTATAGAGTCAGATAGATCCTTAGACATATCCAGGACTACATAGCTAAAACCATACTTATCTTGATATCTCTGAGCAGCCTTAATACCGGGCTCATCATTATCAAACAGTATAATTGTCTTAAAATACCGTTTACTCAGTTTTGTCATGACTGACTCACCTATCATAGTATTCTCACTGTCTGGTGCAATGCATTCTACATTACCTATACCAAGCTTATTAAAACACATTAAGTCCTTTAGAGAGGATGTAATGACCAAATACTTGGCTTCATAAGTTAACTGATCTATACCCTGAACATAATTCTGAACCTTGATAAACTTTTTATCTAGATTCTTGGGCATGTAGATTTTGTATAACTCACCATCCTGGCGGAAATAACCATAGAGATACGGCTTGCTAAACTTAAATGAAGTTATAGAACCATCTTCTTCCTTCTTTTCCATAGTAAAGTATGCCAGGGGCACTACATTATACTTGGCCAAAAGTGTAGAACCAATCCTAAAACTTGTCCAAAACTTAGAATCTTGGGAATTCCAGTGTCTCATCTCATAGTCTACAACTTTAAACTTATCATGAAATTTAATGGGTTCTCTTTCTGCAGGTACGTTATATTTTACATACTCTTGATAATCACGGATAATTTTATCTGCTGCTTTGAATCTTGCATCATAATTAAATAAATGTCTGACAAGTTCAATATGATCACCTTGAAATCCTGAAGAAAAATCTTTAAACTTATAGTAATCCCCATTGCGATAGATAAACATGCTAGGAACTTTGTCCTTTACATTAAATGCAGAAAGCATCTTTATGTCTTGACCAATAAGTTTTTCCTTTAAATTTAAATAATACTCAAATACCCATTCTCTGGGTACGTCCTCCAAATCAGATATAATATTCTTAGTTGAAATCATAATCTAAAATTAAAAAGGGGAGATGTTACTCTCCCCTTTTATGAGAGAGTAAGTTATTAGTCTAAACTAAAATCAGATGACGTTTTTGGTTTTGAAAACGTATCATCATCATCCCCAAAGGATTTAACTTCTTTAACTTCTAATTTTTTGAGATGTTTGGTTTCATCATAAGTAATTACAACACCAGACTCTTCAGCACCAAATGCATACTTTTTACCTTCTGCTTTTGGTAACCACATGTCATAGTTTGTATAACCTGTTTTACCTTCATACTCTTTACCAGCAATGCAGAACTCAAGAAATTTACCTCTAAAGTCTGCAGTTTTATTGAATGCTTTAACAAAGTCTTCAATAGTCTCATGCTGACCATCTTGCTCAAGGAACCAAGAATCAATACCAAATGAATGAGCCAAAGTTCTTAAGAAGATCAAAATGGACCTGTCTCTTTGAATTTTGATACCAGATTTAGTTTCACCATCTGCAAATGCATATTGGCTACCTTTTACTCTACCAATCTGACCACTATAATGACCTTTGCTTTCATCATCTTTGTCAATCAAGAAACCTTCAAAACCTTCAATAGGTTTAGTTTCTACATGTAACATAAGATGATATGCACCTGGGATAAATTTGAATTCTTCTAATTCAATACTGTTAATTTTTAACACATGATTACCTGGAGTAATTGTTTTTGGTAGTCCTGAGCTTCCTTTGCCCAAATCAGTTGTACTTAATGCCATTTTTGTTTTGTTTTTAAATTATTATACATAAATTTTATCCCAGTGAAACTCAAGTTCACCTTTTTCATTCATTTCAGAAACTACTATCTCTTCATTTCTTAAATGCTCTGGACGAGCACCACAAGTGACTTCTTCACTTGTTTTAAAAGATAATATGGTTTTATTACCTTTTCTATACATATAACCAATTGCATCTGCATTGGCACAAATAAGAGATTTAATTTTACCTGTCAAATCTATATTTGCAGACATTACCATCTCACCTTTATCATCTACCTGCTTGTCCTTAATGTGACCAGATAAAATAATATGGGGTGCTAAAGTATCAATAAAATCTAAAACTTGAAAGAAAGCTTGTCTTAAATATAAATATCCTGCACCATTTGGTAAGGACAATATATTGTCACCATCATAGTTCTTACCCATGCTAGTTTGACGGTAAAGTTTAATAGCCAAAGGACCAATCATATCCTCCAATGCAGTTACAGTATCTATTGTAACATACTTATATGGAAAACCACCTGCTTTAATAGCTTTACCTGCATCAAGTAATTCTTGTAGACTACTAATCTTGATCTTTAATGCTTCTACATAATCAGCACCATTCTCTAAGTCAAAGATTAAATTATTATCTAATCCTGCAAATGCAGTAGTCTTACCAGTCTTAGGCTTTGAATAGATAATCAATCTTTTAGGATTAACTCTTTCTGCCTTTACTTTTTTAGTTGGAAGTACAATACTCATCTTACTTTAGTTTTTGTGCTAGTTTTTGAAACTCAGTTGCAATTCTTAATAAGATGTCAGAAGCTGATTCTTCATCAGAATGAAATACTTCTTCTTCTTTTTTAGGTGCATACTTTTCTTCAAAATCTGGAAAAATACTTAGTGATTTTTGTAGTTGTGGGAGCTCAAGTTTACCCTCTTCTTTTCTTTTCTCATAAAGAGCATAACTAATCTCTTGACCACTAGATAGAATAACTGCCATCTCATTGAGAGGAATAAGATATTTTCTGTCTACTTTACCCTCGGCATCATAACTTTCAATAACATCATATTCTTCACCAAAGAATGGGTTATACCTTAGTTTAAACAACTGTCTATCTTCATTCATTGGAACCATACCTGTGATTTTTCCAAAGTCATCATAGACATTGTCATAAAATTCAACATAGATATCCTCACCTTTTTTCAACTCCCATTCAAAGAATTGACATTGTCTACCAAACTTACCTTTCTTAAAGAAAGCAGTTTTTAGAGTAAAAAATGGATCTGGATTACCAATTGCTGTGAAAGTATCCATATGCTGCATATAGAACTCTCTTTCTTTTTCTTTTCTCAAATTACTCGTTGTCATAATTAAATTAATTTACTTGTATTTTTTGTGTTGTTTCTCTTGCTGGTGTAGGTATCTCTATGATTCTCATAGTTGTTCTATCAAGTTTAAAGAAACTGATTCTTGTGAGACCATTTCTAGATTTTAAGAAGTGGAATACTAGTGTATCCGGATCTTCAATCAAAAACTTCTCAGGACCATATTTCTTAATCTTTCTGATAGAAGGTTTGTTAATACCAATAACCACATCAGCATGTTGTAATAAAGCATCAGAACCATAAATGTCAGAATCTAATACATAATTACCGTAATTGGCTTCTACTTGTCTCTTAGTGTCATCAATGTTTCTATTTAATTGACTTAGAACAACAAATGCTACAGGATAATTTTTCTTCATTTGGGTCAAGGCCTCACCCAATGCACCTAGCATATCAAATTTGTCTTTTTGTCCTACATCATTCTTAAATAGAGCAGAGTGATCTATGGTAACAAGTATGTTTCTGTAGGTACCATCAGGTTTTTTGTGTCTCTCACATTCATAATGAATTGTGGCACACATTTCATTGACAGTACATACATCATAGACAACATTAATCACATCACTGTCTGCAGATTCTTTGTAATAATCTACACACTTTTGAAATAACTTTTTGTCTACCAAATTGCCATTTTTACTCATTAATGTATTGTAATCAGCACCAGTAATCAGACCGAACTTTCTAATTGCACTAGTTTCATCAACCATTTCCATTTGAAACTTAAGGACTCTAAAGTCTTGGTCAGGGTTCTGTTTAATAATATCAGATACCAACTGTTCCATAAATAAAGTTTTCCCCGTGCCTGGTCGTGCACCTACTACAGTTATTGTTCTCCACTCAAGTCCATCACAAAAAGCATCATTGAACTTAGGCCACGCACTAATTAGTGCAGGTATCCTACCTTCTCTTTTTGCTTTTATCTTGAGAAGACCTTTTTCTAAACTCTCTCTTTCACTAACAGGAAGCAAATGTCTTGCTCCATTAAATAGTTTTGTCATAGACTTTCATTTACATTATATAATCAACTCACTAAATGTATCTACCTCATCATCTGGATTATCTTTTAAGAATTCACAATAAGTAGCTAAGTCAGAATCCCAACTTTTATCTAAACTTTGTTTTCTAATAAAATACTGAGATGTTCTCATGTACTCATAATTCTTTGACTCATACTCTAAGATATACTTTTGTGTTGACAAAAATATTGTTTCCCAGTCATAGTCATAAGTTTCAAAAAACCATCTGAATGAATTTTCTAAGTTCTTTGCTGGAACTCTAGCATATTTACCAGAGGACAATTTTTTATTAGGAAACAAAGACACATATGTCTCTATATTCTGCATAAAACTATCACCCATTAAAGTTTTAGAAGTTTTTTTCTTAGATCTTTTGAAGTAGCCATCAATTTCTACCATAAATATAATGCTTTTGTTTGTCAAATCCAAATCTTCAGACAGCCAATCATTTGCTTTTAGTCTAGTTATTTCCAATGAAGAATTGACAGATTTATCAGGTACAATACCTGCATGCATGCAGTATAATATGTAGAACATATTAGGTGTGAGTTCCACTTGACTCATTTTAAAAAAGATTTCTTGCATTACCAGATAATTTTATAGTTATATAAGTGATACACAGTGTCTTTAACTTCTTGAAAGACACCTTTAGAATCCCATTTGCTACCATTATAAGCAGCACTTGCAGGATGTGAGACCATAAATTTAGTACAATTTTCTCCACACATGTCTGCCCACTCCTGAGATTTTTTACCCATATACACATATACTAAACCTGGATGAAAGTTTTTAAGGTAATCAAATATATAAGCTACAAATGGAGCCCATATTTCATAGTGTTTACCTATCTTACCAACTTCAGTTGTAAAAGCTGTATTCATCAAAAGTATACCCTGTCGGGTCCATTTTGACAAATCTAAAGGTCTCTCATACCCGTTCGGGTACATTTTTTCAACTTCATCAAGAATGAATCTTAATGAAGGTTGTTCTTTTTCAGATTTACTGCAACTAAATGCAATACCATCTGCTACACCTAATGTAGGATATGGATCTTGTCCTACTATAACCACTTTAAGTTCATCATATGGACACTCCTCAAATGCTTTAAAAACATCTTTTAATGTAGGAGTAAACCTTTTACCATCATTTGCTAGATTGTAGAGATCTGTTAAGATCTTTTCAAATTCTATACTAAATATAAAAGGTTTAAGAACTCTACCCCAACCACTAGGTTCAAGTTTATTAAATATTTTTTGTTTATATTCTTCAATATTAAATACGTTTGACATAATTATGTATATTTGTTGATACTATTTGATATTATGGCAGTTAAAGTAAAAGAATTAAAAGATGATGCAGTATTGCAAATAACTGTAAATAAGAATTATTATTTAATGGCTAAAGCAGCATCCTTTGCAATTGTTCAATCCTTAAACATTGAAGAAAAAGGAGATGAATACTTTAAAGAAACAATTAATAAAAGCTATGAGGACTTAGATCCTATGCAAAGAGCTTTCTATACAATTATTCTTTTGTTATCTGAAATAGAAAAAACAGCAACTGAAAAGAATTTGTATATTGAAAAAGAAGTTCTTGAACCTGGAGACGAAGGTTATGTTGCTCCTACGTTAGATTAAGATTCCAATTTTCTCTTCCAATTTGTATACATGCTTCTATAGCAAGTACTAATTCTATTTTACTACATTCTGAAAAAGATTTGCAGTATTCAGCACCATCTGCATCATAACATAAACCTGCTTGTTTTTTTATGATGGTTTTCATTTCATCAAATGTATATCCTGATTCCTTTGCCAGTTCACGGATACAAGCATGTACTTTTGCTAATTGAGCAACACTATGGTCAGTATTTGCTAGACCAATAAATATCTCAACTTGCTGTCCCTCAGCAAGCTTTTCAATAAATAATTCATAATTTAATTTTGATTTAACATCAGGATAGGTTAACTTCCCATCCTGTTTCACTAGTTTTACAGTAAACATGTTGATTATTTTTAGTATATTATAATATGACAATGAATAACGGAGTTAAAAACAACAGGAAACAAGCTACTCAAATCATTCTTGAATACTTAGCCAACTTTCCAGAAGCCCCCTCTAAAACTCTTGCTAAAAAGATCTATGCAGATCATCCCACATTTAGTTCATTTGAAGCAGTGTACGGAAGAGTTAGGTATTACCGTGGTCAACTAGGTACACAACATAGAAAGAACCTCAAAGATAAGACTTTTCAGAAAGAACTCAAAATAGAATACACTATGAAAGAAAAATTTTTACCGGAGTCTTATGCTAACAAGCGTGAGACTTTTGTGTTTCCAACAGGATGTAAAACACTAGGCATCATTGGTGATGTCCACATCCCCTACCAAGATAATGATGCTATAGAAGTAGCATTTAATAAGATGGAAGAAGAAGGTATTGACTCTCTCTACATTAACGGTGACTTACTAGACTTTTACCAAATGTCATTCCATGAGAAGGATCCAAGAATGGTTCATTTTAAACAAGAGCTTGAAGCAGGTAGACAATTCCTAGACTATTGTAGATCTAGATTTCCCGGTATTCCAATATACTTCATTCCAGGTAACCATGAAAATAGATTTGAAAGATACCTTAGAGTTAAGGCATCTGAACTATTAGACATGGATGAATTCAGACTAGATGTACTTCTACGTGTAGCTGAATATGGTGTACAATATATTCCATTTAGATCTAAAGTAGTATTCGGAGACTTCCTTATAGAGCATGGAGATAAAATCCCTGGTGCTGGAGGTGTTGTACCTGCACGCACTGCTCTAATGAGACTAAAGACTAACTGTCTTATAAATCACTTTCATAAAACTAGTTCTAGCTCACAAAGAGTATATGGTCCAGGAGAGTCTACAACTATCCGTGGATATAGTCTTGGATGTTTATGTGAACTAACTCCAGAATATTTAGAAATAAATGAATGGAACCATGGTTTTGCTATATTAAAAAGAACTGATAAATTAGTACAAGTTAATAATTACAAAATAGAAGGTAACCAAATAGTCTGATGTTTCTACCAATAGAATTTAGAGATGAGCATGGTCCATATATTGAGCACCTAAATGTTACTCACATAACAAGAATATCTTTTGCCAATCCTAGAAATCCGGATGCTGGTAGTAAAATACATCTCCGTACAGGAGAAATTTTAAAAACACCAATGGAATTTGATCTGTTATCCGAAGCTATTGATGATGCTTGGGAATCTGCATCTTATTTAATTTTATCTTCAGTACTTTCTGAAAAAGCTAAACTGCTTCGGAAAGATGACCCACAGATTGAAGAAATTGAAGAACTTGATCCTTTGTCTGAAGTTTAAACTGATCTGGCCAGTCTAGATTATAGACATACCAATCTTCATTTTCTACTCTATCATTATCTACTGAGATTAGTGTAAGATTCTCAAATACATCAAAGGTGTAATAAAAATAATCATATCCATTTTGACTCTCTAAGTCATTGACTTCTACTTTACTAAAGCCTAAGTCTGTTAATTCATTTTCCGTCATTTGTTAATTCTTTAGAGATTTGTTTTGCAAGATATGGTGTGCACTTGTACTTAGCCCGGACGTAATCTTCCACAGCCTTTGGTACCATAATAGCAATATCTTTATTCTTGAGTTTCATCTCCTTGATGATATACTCTTTCATAACATTTGCCATTACTTAACAGCCATTGTAGTCATGAATACTTCATGGTTGAGTATCTCAAATGCATAGTTCTTTGCAATATCTGCATAGTCCTTATTTACTTTACTGTACTCCCCATGTTCTTGAATTCTTAGGTCTCTATAGTTCTTAATAGCAAGAGTAACAAGATGAATATTATCCTCATCTTCAGACTCAAGCATCTTGATCATACTCTGCACCTCTTTATCATTAGTATAACCCATTTTCTTTAGCAACTGTAACTCAGCCATAAATACAAATGGTCTGAAGGTACCTGCTTTAGTACCTTTGTGGTACATATACCATAGATAGTGTAAATTACTATCTACATCTTCTGTAATGTTATAATGCTCTGCTGCAATTTCTGCTGTCAGAGCTTCTATTTCTTTTCTAATATCTTGATCCATTTCTCCGTAAGCATATTGCATTGTTAATGATAGTATGGGACTACCAAATTCTTTGTATTCCCATAGATTCAATCCCGTGGGTATTTGTAAAACCTCTCTAACTCCAAATACTGTGTCATCTAAAAAAGTCTCTAAAGCTGGTGCAATAGAGACCTCATTTCTTCCCGCTTTTCCTAACACACAGATTATCTTCTAAAATTAATATAAGCTTGAGCCCCTCTTTTGGTATCATACTCCATATCATAACCAGCATTATTCTTAATAGTCTTCCAAAAGAACCATAAGAACTTTTTCTGTACAACATACTTGGTTGTAAAACCATACTGTACTTCTACTACTTTGTAATCTTTCTTTCTTGTACTCATTAGTCTAGATTTAAATTATAGTCTTCTAATATTTCTCTTAATTCTTTTCTAAGTCTATCAGCTAAGTCTCTTTCTTGATCAGTAGCTTCTTTCTTGTCAACATAACCATACTTGGTTATTTCACGTAGTTTTTGGTCAAGATCCCATACAGCACCTTTCCATTTATAGCCATCTAGGGCTGTTCTAGCATCATCTCTTTCTTCTTCAGAGTCAAACTCCAGTATTATCTTTCCCATTTACTATATCTTTTAATTGATTCCATATACGTTCATTGTTCTCACCCCAGTACATGTCACAAGTAAACTTATCATCTTCTGTTTTACCAGGAGCTTCAAAGAAATAACTTTGCATGAACTCACTCTTAGGGGCTGTAAATCTATAACATTTTTCTTTAACTGGACAATCAGTCCCTGGACACATGGTTATATCAGCCATTATAAAAAGTTTAGTAATACACCATAAAAGCCAATACCGGCTAAAAAGTAAACAAGATTGTTTACCCACTGTGGATAGTTTTCCATATCATTCTTATTTAAAAAATAGTTGTTGAACCATAGCATATATAACTAGCACTACTGCTATTACAATTGT